GCCATTCGGTGACGGATGGTCCGCAAACATTTTTTATTTTTTTCTAATTTTTAATAAATCAAATGCCTTTGGCATTTAATAAACCCAAATGCAAACCACAATATACAAACCAGAAGATGAGCAAGAGTTAATGGCAAGGCTTTGGAGTCCGGTGTTAAAGGATAATCCACTGGCGTTTGTGAAGTTTGTATTTCCTTGGGGCGTGCCTGGTACTCCGCTTGAGCATTTCAGTGGTCCAAGAAAATGGCAGAGGGAGATATTGCAAGATATTACTGACCACATTAAAGCCAATAATGAATTAGTTACTGGTGAATCTAAATCTAATCAGGAAATAATGTACAAAGTATTGCAAGAGGCAATATCAAGCGGACGGGGTATTGGTAAGTCGGCGCTGGTGTCTTGGTTAACTATATGGATGTTAACGACAAGGATTGGTTCAACGACTATTATTTCGGCTAACAGTGAGAATCAGTTGAGGTCAATTACTTGGGCTGAGATTACTAAGTGGTTAGCTATGTCACTTAATTCGCATTGGTTTGAAGTTAGTGCGACAAGGCTGGCCCCGGCAAAGTGGTTGACTGAGTTGGTGGAAAATGATTTGAAGAAGGGCACGAGGTATTGGGGTGTTGAGGGGCGGTTGTGGAGTGAAGAGAATCCGGATGCTTATGCGGGGGTGCACAACTTTGATGGTGTGTTGGTGATTTTTGATGAGGCGTCGGGTATTGCGGATCCGATTTGGTCTGTTACTGGTGGATTTTTTACGGAGAACACGCCCAATCGTTTTTGGTTGGCGTTCTCAAACCCGCGGCGCAACACGGGGTATTTTTACGAGTGCTTCAATAGCAAGCGGGATTTTTGGCAGACACGGATTGTGGATGCCAGGACGGTAGAGGGCACGGATAAGCAGGTTTATGAGCGCATTATTCAGGAGTATGGTGCGGATTCAAGCCAAGCGCATGTGGAGGTGTATGGTGAGTTTCCCAATGCGGGGGATGACCAGTTTATTTCTAGTTTGGTGGTGGACGATGCGATGAGGCGGCCGCTGTACAAAGACCCATCTGCGCCGATTGTGATTGGGGTGGACCCGGCGCGGTTTGGTGCGGATGCTACGGTGTTGGCGATTCGGCAGGGCAGGGATATTGTCAAGATCATTCGGCATCGGGGGGACGATACGATGACGGTGGTGGGGCATGTAATTGAGGCTATTGAGGAGTGGAAGCCTGCGATGGTGTTTATTGATGAAGGCGGGTTGGGGGCGGGGATTGTGGACCGGCTCAAAGAACAGCGGTATAAGATTAAGGGCGTTAACTTTGGTTGGAAGTCCAAGAACCCGGCGATGTATGGGAATATGCGGGCGCAGATTTGGGGGGATATGAGGAATTGGCTTAAAAGCGCGAGCATTCCAAATGACAGGTTCTTGAAATCTGATTTGATTTCGCCTATGATGAAGCCGGATTCCAAGGGGTCGATATTCTTGGAGTCTAAAAAGGACATGAAAGCGCGGGGGCTGGCTTCTCCGGATGCTGCGGATGCGATAGCGTTGACGTTTTCGTACCCGGTGGCTCACCGAGAGTACAATTCGCGCATGGAGCGCCGGGTCGTGCATGATCGCGGCATGGTTGCAACTTCTTGGATGGGAAGTTAAAATAATTGCAATTTGAAGGTTGTTAAGCCAGCATTCAAGGATGTTTCTGTAGGGATTTTCTGGCTTTCTCCCCTGCCTTGACGAAACCAAATTGAGGCCTTCATCTTTTTTAGGAGTTAACGTGGCAACTAAAAAATCAGTATCACTAAGCGTAGGGCGCGGCGAGAAGTTGCCGGTCTCTAAAGGTGCTGGATTGACTGAGAAGGGCCGAGAGAAATACAACGCCGCCACTGGCTCGCATTTGAAAGCGCCAACTCCCAACCCTAAGACCAAAGCAGATCAGGGCCGCAAAGATTCATTTTGCGCGAGAATGGGTGCCGTTGCGGCTAATGCCAAAGACGGCGAACGCGCCAAGGCGGCGCTCAAACGATGGAAGTGTTAATCATGGCAACTAAACCTGGTTTGTACGCAAACATTCATGCCAAACAAGAGCGCATTAAAGCTGGCTCTGGCGAAAAGATGAATAAGGTTGGCAGCAAGAATGCGCCAACGGCCAAAGATTTCAAAAATTCGGCCAAGACGGCCAAGAAGGGTAAGTGATGCCACTCGTTAAATCTAAATCGCCCGAGGCTTTTCGCAAAAATGTCAAAGCTGAAGTCGCTGCTGGCAAACCTGTGAAGCAAGCCCTGGCAATTGCGTATTCGGTTAAGCGTAATGTACAATCTAAGCCTGCACCGAAGGGTAAAAATGGCTGATCCAACCGGAATGGTCGCCGCAGCCAATGTTGCTGCCGGTGGCAAACCAGCAAAATCTGATTCAGATATTTTGACTGTGGCTCGCAGCCGCCTTGACATGGCGGTTGCTGCTTTGTCTGAGTCACGCGACGATGAAATCGACGATTTGCGTTTTTATGCTGGTTCTCCGGATAATCATTGGCAGTGGCCATCGGATGTTTTGGCCACTCGCGGCGCGGTCCAAGGGCAGACCATCAATGCCCGTCCCACACTGACCATTAACAAATTGCCCCAACATGTGCGCCAAGTCACCAATGACATGCGCCAAAACCGCCCAGGGGCCAAGGTCATTCCTGTGGATGACAATGCTGATGTGGAAGTGGCCGACATTTTCAACGGCATGATTCGGCATATTGAATACATCTCGGATGCTGATGTGGCCTATGACACGGCTTGCGAGAATCAGGTGTCTTACGGCGAGGGTTACATCACCCTGATGACCGAGTATTGCGACGAAAACACGTTTGACCAAGACATTAAGATTGGCCGTGTGCGTAACTCTTTTTCGGTTTACATGGACCCGCTGATTCAAGACCCTACTGGTGCGGACGCCAAGTGGTGTTTTATTACCGAAGACCTGACCAAGGCTGAATACGAGCGTCAATACCCAGATGCTGCGCCTATTTCGACTTTGCAGTCCCTTGGCGTTGGAGATCAATCTATCAGCAACTGGCTCAATGAAGATACCGTGCGTATTGCGGGGTATTACTACATTGACTACGACAAGACTACGCTGAATTTGTATCCAGGTAATGCTACGGCGTTTGAAGATACGCCCGAAGACAAGCAGTTGCGTGCCATGTACGGCAAACCTAAACGCAATCGAGTGTCTGAGCGTCCTCGGGTTAAATACTGCAAGATCAACGGCTATGAAATTCTTGAGGAAAAAGAATGGGCTGGCAAATGGATACCGGTTATCCGTGTGGTTGGCAACGAATTTGAGGTTGATGGCCGGTTGTACGTGTCTGGCTTGGTGCGTAACGCCAAGGATGCCCAGCGGATGTACAACTATTGGGTGTCCCAAGAGGCTGAGATGCTTGCGCTTGCGCCAAAAGCGCCATTTATTGGCTATGGTGGCCAGTTTGAGGGCTACGAAGACAAGTGGAAGACCGCTAACACCAATAACTGGCCTTATTTGGAGGTCAATCCTGACGTTACAGACGGTTCTGGCTCTATCTTGCCACTGCCCCAGCGTGCCCAGCCGCCAATGGCTTCTAGCGGCCTTTTGCAAGCCAAATCTGGTGCATCTGAAGACATTAAAGCCACCACTGGACAGTACAACGCTTCTTTGGGCATGACTTCCAATGAGCGTTCGGGCAAAGCCATTCTTGCGCGTCAGCGCGAGGGCGATGTGGGCACGTATCACTATGGTGACAACCTTACCCGTGCTGTGCGCCATGTGGCCCGTCAGTTGGTTGACCTGATTCCGAAGATTTACGACACCCAGCGCATTGCCCGAATCATTGGTGAGGACGGCGAGACAAAAATGGTCAAGATTAACCCTGACCAGCCAGAGCCGGTCAACAAGATCATGGATCAAAACGGCATTGTGATTGAGAAAATATACAATCCCGGCGTTGGTAAGTACGACGTTGTAGCGACCACCGGCCCAGGCTACGCGACCAAACGTCAAGAGGCACTTGAAGCAATGGCACAACTGTTGCAGGGTAATCCTCAATTGTGGACTGTGGCCGGTGACCTTTTTGTCAAGAACATGGATTGGCCAGGTGCCCAAGAAATGGCGGCACGGTTTAAGAAAACCATTGATCCTAAGTTGCTGCAAGACGGCGATGCTGACCCAGCGTTGCAGGCTGCACAGCAGCAGATGCAGGCGATGGGCCAAGAGATGGAGCAGATGCACCAGATGTTGCAAAACGTGGGCAAATCCATTGAGATGCAAGACCAAGAGCGCAAGGACTTTGAGGCGCAGGTCAAAGCATACGAAGCCGAAACCAAGCGTATTGCAGCAGTGCAGGCATCCATGTCACCAGAGCAGATTCAAGACATTGTTATGGGCACGGTCCACGGCATGATTACATCTGGCGATTTGGTGGGTGAAATGCCTGGCCGCGAACAGAATGAAATGATGCCAGAGAACGCAGAATATGCACCGCAACAAGGAATGCCACCTGAACAAGGAATGCCACAATGAAAGCCGCTGATTTTTTAGGTCTGTTGTTCTTGGCCCGTGATGTGGCGCACAGTGTTCACCTGAACACCCGCAGTTTTTCTAAGCACACGGCGCTTAACATTTTCTATGACCGCATCATTGACGCTGCTGATGACTTTGCTGAGTCGTATCAAGGCCGTCATGGTTTGATTGGCCCCATTACCCTGCACTCGGCCAAGAAAACAACCAACATCATTGAGTTTTTGGAAGATTCATTGAAGCAGATTGAAGATGCGCGGTATGAGGTGGTTGATAGAACCGATATGTCGCTTCAACAGTTGATTGACAACATCATTGAGATTTATCTGCGTACCCTGTACAAACTTAGGTTCTTGGCATGACCGTAGTCGTTACCCACTCAACACCAGCAGATAGTTCGTTTAGCACTACTGGTGCTACGGCGTGGGATGCAAACCATACGCTGTCTGGTGTGGGGACTATGGCGGGGCAAGATGCCAATAATGTGGCCATCACGGGTGGGGCGATTGATGGCACCACAGTGGGCGCGACAACTTCAACAACGGGCGCATTTACAACACTCAGCGCATCATCTACGGTCAGCGGTACAGGGTTTAGCACATACCTTGCGAGCCCACCAGCTATTGGCGGCACGGCTGCATCAACGGGCCGATTTACAACCGTTACATCAACTATAGCTACGGGAACAGCTCCTTTTACGGTTGCCTCAACTACTGCCGTTGCCAACTTGTCTATTGGTGGTAATGCGGGTACTGTAACCAACGGCGTATATACAACTGATACAGGAACTGTTACCAACACAATGTTGGCAGGCTCTATAACCAATGCCAAATTGGTTAACTCATCAATTACGTTTGGTTCTACTGCTCAAGCTCTTGGCTCTACAGTAAGTGGAATAAACGGCGTAACAATTGATAACGGTATTATTGGCGGCACTACTGCTGCTGCGGGTACGTTTACTACGCTGACGGCTACGGGGCAAACATCTTTGGGTGGTGCTGCTGGTGCTGAATCTTTTAGGGTAGTAACCCGCGCTTCTGCAACTGATTATGTAGAAGCGGATGGAGGCACTTCTGGCACATCTGGTGTTTATTTGTCTGCACAAGGCGCTTCAACAAACATAAATTTATTTTTAAGTGCAAAAACAGGAGCAGTTCGGTTTTATACAGGTGGAAAAGGAAGTTTAGAACAATTCCGTGTTTCTAACACAGCCTCTGCTGTTAACTATGTACAAGTAACGGGTGCGGCGACAGCAGGCTCTCCGGTAATTAGTTCTCAAGGTTCTGACGGAAATATTCGCTTAACTCTTAGGTCAAAAGGCACAAACTCAATTTTTCTTGAGAATGCTAATGGTGTAGCTATTTTTCAAGCAGCCCCAATTGCAAGCGGCACTGCTGCAAACTATTTGCAAGTGACCCAAACAGCGGCTGGCTCTGCTCCTATTTTTGCTTCTGCTGGCACAGATGCAGACATTGACATAACCCTAACCCCCAAAGGTGCAGGCCGTGTCAACATCACAACCAGCATCAAGCCAAAAGTAAATAGCACAACAAGCGTTACATCTCCATTGGCTTGGAACAGCACTTCATACGATGAATATGCTTTAACTGCTTTGGCTAACGCATTGACTATTAGTGCTGACGCAAATACTGCGCCTGCTGATGGTCAACGAATGATGTTCAGGTTTAAAGACAACGGCACAGCTCGTGCATTAACTTGGACAACGGGTGCAACAAACGCATTTAGGGTTGTTGGCGTAACTTTGCCCACTACAACTGTGGCAAGCAAACTGCTATATGTCGGATGTATATACAACGCTGCTGATAGCCGTTGGGATGCTATTGCTGTGGGTCAGGAAGCGTAATGACAGTTTATGTATTTACCTCATCTCAGACATGGTTAGTGCCTGCTGGAGTCACATCCGCTAATATTGAAGCTGTTGGTGGGGGTGGATTAAATGGCGCGGCTTACGCAAAAGCAATTGCTGTATCGCTTACCCCCGGCGATTCTACAACAATAACTATTGGTTCTAACGGCACAAATTCTAATTTTGTAAGCAATTCAATAGTAAGAGTTCAAGCGGCAGGAGGAAATACTGCGCCAGCAAGTCAAGCAGCGGCAAGTATTTATACATCTGGCGCTGGTAATTTTTATTACGGCGGCAAAACAGGGGCAAGCGATTATAGTGGTGTAAATAATTATTATGGCGGCGGTGGTGGCTCGGCAGGCCCAAATGGTAACGGCGCAAATGGTGGAAACGCATCTGCTACTACTCCCACAAACGGCTCTGGTGGAGGCGCAAACGGAGGCACAAATGCGACCGCAACAAGAGGTGGAAATAGTAGAACTGGAACTCTTGGAGGCGCTCAAAGTTTTACTGCTAGCGTTAATGGCGGCAATGGCTCAAACGGTTCTGGTGGCGGGGCAGGATACTCTCCACCTATTGATGGGGCGCCCGGTTCAACTCGCGGAGG